GCGTCGGCATCATGATCGGCGGACCGATAGGCGCCATGTCCGTCGCGCTTTGCGTCATGGGCAAGGCCCCTGACCCCGAACCCTCCGCCCTCGACACCCTGCAACGCGTGAGGCGACTGCAATGAAAGGACGGCACCATTCACACCGAGCTGGGGCACCTGCGAATGGTGCTGCTTTGGGCGAAAAAGCGGAGGATGATCGATGCGGTCCCCCACGTTGAGCGACCTGCTAAACCTGCTCCAGCAGAACGGCATCTTACCCGACACCAGTTTGAAAGACTGCTTGATAGTGCTGGGGACGCCTCCCCCCACATTGCCGTATTCTGCCATCTTGCGATTGCGTCAGCGGGGCGAGCCGGAGCACTACTGGACCTTCAATGGGACCGAGTGGATTTTGCGAGAGGGCTCGTCTCCCTCGGGCTACCGAATGCCATCCGCCCGATGAAGGGCCGGGCCACCGTGCCCATGAACGACACCCTTCGCGCCGTGCTTCAGACGGCCAAGGAGAGGGCTCGCAGCCCCTACGTCATCGAGTATGCGGGGGAGAGGGTCGGCAGCGTCAAGAAGGGCCTTGCAGCCGCAGCAAAGCGCGCTGGGCTGGGTCACATCAGCCCGCACGTCCTTCGCCACACGGCTGCCGTATGGATGGCCGAGGCCGGCGTGCCGATGGCAGAGATCGCACAGGTGCTCGGGCATCGCGACGCGGTCATAACGTCCAGGGTCTACGCGGTATTTTCGCCGCATCATCTGCGCGGCGCCGTGTCGGCGCTGGAGGTGGGGAAGGTGAGGGGGATATGATCCGCTGCGATCTCTGCGGCCGGTTCTGCAAGAGCGGAACATGGGCCGAAATCTACGACATGAGCGGTTGGAGCGGCCTTGAGTATGAGGCGTTCCGTTGCGACGCCTGCACAGAGAAGGCCGGGCCGGCGACGACTAATGCCCGTCCCTACGATGGCGACTTGACGGGGTATCAAGGTCGGTTTGGCGCTTCTAACATAGTGCTCACAGGTCTAACTGAACCCCTAGAACCCGAAACCACTGTCACAGTAGACGCGGAAGGCGGGGCGCAGCATGAACAGGGTTAGAACAGAACGAGTAGATAGGCCACGACACTACGTTGACATCGTAGGGGTCACAGGTTCGATCCCTGTCGCGCCCACCACTTTTCTCCAGCAAAATCAACGCCCGGAGCCTTCGGAAACGAAGTGCTCTCAGGTTCGCGTGAACCTGTGGAGGTGCGGATGAACGTCCGCATCACGCAATTGGACGGCAAATTGCCGAACCTTGCACTGATGCGCCTTTCGGCATGGCATCGGGCGCAGGGCCATGATGTGCGCTTCACGCGCTCGCCCTATCGCCATCTGGACGAGCCGGTTTATGGGCGCGTGTACGGTTCGGCCATTTTCGATTTCAGCAAGACACGAGCCGAGCGGCTGGCAGCCGAGTTCCCTGGAGCCATCATCAGCGGGACCGGCGTCGGCAACCCGGTGAACGTCGAGGACATCATCGGCGCCGACGTGGGCCTCGATTATTCGCTGTATCCCGACTTCACGGCGTCCATTGGGTTCACGCAACGCGGCTGCCGCCTGTCGTGCAAGTTCTGCGTCGTGCCGTGGAAAGAGGGCAAGCCGAAGGATGCCAACACGGTTGCCGAACTATGGCGCGGCGAGCCGTGGCCGAGGCACATTCACCTTCTTGATAACGATTTTTTTGGAGGGCCGTCCTGGCGCGATCGCATTGCGGAAATTCGCGACGGCGCGTTCAAGGTCAGTTTCACGCAGGGCATCAACGTACGAGCCATGACGCCCGAGGTGGCGCAGGCGATCGCGTCCGTCCAGTACCGCGACAACGAGTTCAAGCAACGCCGCCTCTATACGGCGTGGGACAATCTCAAAGACGAGGAGGTGTTTTTTTGCGGCGTGGACATGCTGGAAGCGGCGGGCGTGCCGCCCACGCACCTCATGGCCTTCATGCTGATTGGTTTCGACAAGCGCGAGACTTGGGAGCGGATCATGCACCGTTTCGAACGCATGGTCGCGCGCGGCATTCGCCCCTATCCCATGGTCTTTGACAACGACCGCCGCGACCTCAAGCGCTTTCAGCGGTGGGTTGTGACCGGGCTCTACAGGGCCGTTCCGTTTTCTGAATATGACCCAAGCCGAAAGGCGTCGGACAAGCCTTCTGTTGAACAGATGGAGCTGTTCGCGTGACCCCGCGCCTCTGGCTCTGGCTCCTCTTCCTCCTTGCCGCCTCTGTCTATGGCTGCGTGGCGATGGAGGGGGCACGGTACGGGGTGCCGTGAAAAAAGTTTCTCCCTCCCTCATTATCTAGCTTGACGCTACGTAGCGATGTGCTACATTGGGGACATCAGAGAGGGAGACACGGACATGACCAAGACGATCAAGTTTACCACCACTGCAGGCCAGCGCATCGAAGGCGAACTGGTCGAAGATATCGGTCACGCGATTATGGTCCGCGTCACCAAGGGCAAAAAGCTTTACGTCGGCCGCGTGATGGGCTTCCCGAAGACCAGCATCGTCGGAGCGGGGGCGTAAGCCCCCCCCACCCCACACAGGAGACACGCAGATGACCGACCGCATTCTCAAACGGCAGGACGTCAACGGCAATTACGACTATGTCTGGTTCGCCATTGGCCCGTCCACCTATCGAGCCCGCGCCCTCGGCAACGACGTGTGGGACATCCAGCGGGTGTTCAAAACCACGCCGTCCGTCGCAGTGGCGTCCGCGACGTACAACCGTCTCCGCGACATCATGCGCGGGCTGTTGGAAGCCGACGAGCTTCAGGTCATGCGCAATGCATCCTGACGAGTTCCGCGCCCTCCTCAAGCGCCTCGGCATCTCCCGCGACACGCTGGCCGACTACCTGCGTGTCCACCCCGTGACAGCCCGCAGATGGGGCACGCCAAAGGCAACGCAGATGCACCCCCACACGTCCATCCTGCTCAGGCTGGTCGAGCAGGGCAGGGTGACGCTGGACGAGATCAAGGAGATGGGACGATGACGCCGGAAGAGATCGTCGCGAGGGCGATATGGCGCTCGCTGGAGCCCGGCAAGGTGCAAGATGAATGGTGGCAGCACCATACCCCCGAAGCCCGCGCCGCCCTCAGTGCGCTGGAGGAGGCGGGGTACGCCGTGGTGCCCGCCGAAGCTACCGGGAAAATGTGGGAAGCGGGGAAGGAAGCCGACGCGCACCCCGGCGATAGCTACAGCGCCATATGGCGCGCAATGCTAGACGCCGCCGCTCATGTTCCTCCGGGCAGCACGAAGGCGCAGAATGTGTAAAAGTTGGGATCGGGATTATCTGGACCGAAATGGGACGGGCTGTTCCAGGTTGTGCCCCGTGGCTTTCCACACCACCCCGCCGGGTACGCGGGCGACATCGGAGTGACTTCCTTCGTCGTAGCGTTGCGGGGGTAGTCCCAATGGATTTTGACGTTCGGCACGAACACCTTGGCGTGGTAACGCCGCGACAAGATCCACACTCCGTCCGCCGTGTATTGAAGCTGGCTATCTGTCAGGTGTTCGCAATCGGAGCTGGGGTCGTTCATGTCATCTGACCCGCCGCAGCACAGACGACCCGTTGCGGCGTCGTTCCGTTCGTACACGCCCATCCAGTCATCGTGAGCGTGGGCGAGCGAGGCCGTGGCGGCGAGAGCCGCAGCGAGGACAAATTTTAGCATGGGTGCTCCGGGTTCAGGCTTCGCGGCCGGTGGTAATCCAACAATCCGTGATGGGGTTCGGTACGTCGTCCACGGGCTTCGGCTCGGCCGCCTTCTGCTTCCGCCGCAGGAAGGCCAAGGACGCGCCTTTGCGCCATTCGGCAAGCTCGGCCTCCAACTCCTCAATGCGCAGGAAGTCGATGGCGAGGCGGCGGCAGGCGTCCTCAAAGGCAGCGGGGATGTTGCCGTGGTGCTCGTCCAGAAGGGACTGGCGCACGAGGTCGGTCACGTCACGCATGGCATCCTCTCTGGGTAATGCCGTTGCGCAATTCGGCCACCGCTGCGTGATATGCGGCGGACGCGTCTTCTTTGGTCGAATAACCGCCCAGGCTGCGACGTTTGCCGTCCACCTTGATGGAGGCATACCAGCGTCCGTTTTGCTGATATGCGCCTGTGCAGCGTTTTACGTTCCACATGTTCTGGGACCGCGTGGCCAAGCGCAGATTGGACCACCTATTGTCGTTGCGAACGCCATTGACGTGGTCGACATCCGCCGGCGGAAGGCTTCCGGTCATGTAGAGAAAGGCCAGTCGGTGCGCGTATGACTTGTACCCGTCCACGACCATGGAGACGTAACCGTTCTTGTTGACGGCCCCGCATTCGCTTCCGGCGGAGTATCCCTTGATTGCACAGCGCCGAGTGAAAACACCTTTCTCTGGGTCATATATAACCAGTTCGCGGAGCCGCTCTGCAGTCAGGCTAGCCATACATCTTCTCCAAGGAAGACATCGGGATAAACCGATGCTCTGTGATGTGTCCGCCCTGCACGGTTACGTCGTAGATCCCCCAGCTATACCCACCCTGCTCTGCAACGTTGTAGCGCGGGAAGTAGCCATGAGGCATCGCACTTCCAAGGTTCAGGATCTCGATGGATCTTTGTGGGCCTATCTTCGGAACTCTCAGGAACTGCCCGCGATGGCTGTCACCAAAGACAAGGCTGAAGACAAGATCATTGGCAATCGGATTTAGAGTTTTACCACGATACGGCTTGTCCATCAAGTTGTGAGGGACATGCGTCCACGCAGTGCCCGCAATAAACAGGTACTTCTTGTAGTCGGTTACGCGCCAGTCGTAACGCGCAAACAGATCCATGAGCTGCGTCCATAGAACTCCTTCGAGTTCTGCTGTTGCGCTTTCCCACAACAGGACACGATGTTCATGGTTTCCGAGCGTGATGTAGTGCTGGATAGGGCTGTCGCCGAGCGCTTTTCGGTAGATGGACAAAGCCTCTTCCAGGCTATCCATCTCGGCGCGAAAAGACGCGCGCTGTTTCTGGCTTATGCTGCCGGGCGCGTCGTGCTTCGACAAGCTGTCGAAACTGGCGATGTCGCCAATCTGCACAACCTTGTCCGGCCGCGTCTCGCGGACATGGTGGCCGATCCAGCGAAGGCGGTCTTTCGGAATTTCTGGCGCGTCGTGGAGGTCGCCAATGGCGCAGATGCGGATCGGCTCGCCCTCCGGTGCCGCCTCAGAGGCAGCCCGCACAATGACACGCGGCTTTGCCGGTGGCGTAAACTCGACTTCCGGCAGGGGCGGCACCGCCTCCGGTTCCAGCCCGTATGTCTGCCGGGCCGTGCGAAGGCGGCTGTGCAGCGTCTTTTCGTTCAGGTTGAGAACTCGAGCCGCCTCGGCGATGGCGCTGGGGTTGGCGTTGAAGACGAAGCCTCCACGGACTGCGGCGGATACCGCGTCAACCGCCTGCTTCGCCAGTTCGTAGCGCAGCGGGGTGTTGGCCATTCACGGCCTCGGCGTTGCGTCGAGCCGGTCGAGCTTCTGCTCGATGCGCCTCAGGACATCGACAGCGGCAGACATCTTTTCTTCGAGCCGCGTCGTCCTCTCGCGCTCGCGATTGATCAACTCCCACCGCTCGTCGGACAACTTCGTGCTGGCCTCCAAAAACCGCTGCTGGTCCCCGTCATGCACCTCAAGGGTGCTGACCCGTGCGTCCAGCTTGGCCGCCCACCACACCAAGGCGCACGTCTGGACGACAATCGCCAGGATGATGGCGATGGGCACCTTCTTGTCGAGGTGCCAGTTCTCATTCGGGGGAAGAGGATCGGTCATTCTCGGCCGCTCCATAAGAGTGGGTCACGTCTTCGTAAAACAGGCGTGCCCGGCTCAACCGGGAGTTGGCCTCAACGAGCGCTGCGACGCTTCGCGCTGCGTATTCTCTTGCGTCCACGCCAGCACGCGGCGGAACGGGGCTGACGGGGGACAGGTCAGCGGGGAACGGGGGAAGGGACGGGCGCACCACCACGGGAGCGGGAGATGATGTTGCGCAGCCGGACAACGTCGGCGTCGCCAAGCACGCAAGCAGGCTCAGGACGCGCGGCCAGTTCTGCGGCATAGCGTTCGACCTCGTCGGAGTTCTCTCGGGCGGCCTGCTCGGCCAGTGCGGCGCGGCGTTCTGCCTGCTCCGTCACATCCTTCAGCGCCTCTGCCTGCCGCTGGTGCTCGGCAATGACGGCGTCGCGGGCGTGGATGCCCTGCTCAAGCGCGGCGATTTCCGCCTTGCGATCCGCCCACTTTGCCCCCTGCCAGAAGCCGCCCAGGAAGGTGCCGACGAACAGGACGATGCCAGCCAGCAGCACGTAGGGGTTCAGGAGCGAAGGCATAGCTGCCTCTCGGCTTCCCTGCGGCGCGTCAGGCCGGGGAACACGATGCCGCCGGCCCGGTTGAACTTCAGGAAGCTGTCGCAGGCGGCGCGGACGTTGCCGGCGTTGAAGTTGCGGGCGACGGAGGACTTGCAGAACGCGCCTGTCCCGATGTTGTAGGCAAGCGAGATAGAGGCCGCCATCTGGGCAGGAGTGAGAGGCGCGGTGACACAGGCACGCACGCCCCGTTCGAAGTCTTCCAGACGACCCGCCAGCATCTCATCGCATTCCGCCTTGCTGTACGTGTCGCCCCTCTGCACGCCGTCCGTTTCGCCGTAGCAGACCGTCCAGACCCGCGCCGGGCTGAAGTCCTGGTACGCCTTCTGACGCAGCCCCTCGAACCCCGCCACCAACGGCAACGCAAGCGCGATGGCCGCCGACTTGCGAGGGTTGGCGCGGATGGTCTTAATCACGATGAAGGCTCGGCTGCTTGATGATGCGGGCGAGCGGGACGATGGCGACGCACAGGAAGCCCAGCACGCACAGGCCGGCAACAAGCTCGATGTACTTCCAGTCGCCCAGCTCGTCCGCGAAGACGTAAACGGCGCCCGCCATCACGAAGCAGAAGTTGCTCGCAGCGGCGAACCACACGGATGCGGAGCGCAGGAGAACCTGACGCCAGTTATCCACTAGCACCTGTTCGTCTCCACACACCGGACGCCCTTGTACAGGTCGCCCATGCCGTCGTTGTGCCGTCCGCACGCGGAAAGGGCCACGGCGAGAGCCGCAGCCAGGATCAGGATGCGCATGTGGAGATTGCCTATATCTAGGACGAAATCCGGGAATTCGTCAACTGTGACAAATGGTTAACGGTGATAAGCTTACGAATAGAAGATGTTCACCGCACCCGCGTCGAACGTGTCCGTGCCGCCGACAGTCGTCAGCCGCAGGAAGTCGAGCGTGCCGGACAGGGACACGTCGCCTCCGCCGAGAGAAACCTGCGTCGTGCTGTTCTTCACCGTATGCGAGGCCACCCACTGGTTGCCCGTCAGGTTGGTGATGACGACATGGCCCGAGGTGACGCTGGCCGCCGCCGACCCCTGGTTGACGATGAAGCCCGCCGTGGAGGACGCGCCGGCCGTGTTGTTGGACTGGTTGAGCACGTTGCTGGTTGCGACATAGCCCGTCGTCGTGGCCGCACCGCCCGTGCCGATCTGAACGAGAAGCTGGTTTGTGCCGCTGGTCGAGACACCGGCCAGCATGAGCGTAATCCGTTTGATGCCAGACGGGATGCTGGAGAAGTCGATATTCGTGCCGGACGTCGTGTTCTGCGCCGTGGCGGCAGTCGGACCGGCCTTCAGCGGATTGGCGACCGTTCCCGTGCCGGACAGGCCGGTGGAGACGGACAGCACGATGGGCAGGCCGCTGGCGCGCTGGTAGTCGACGCAGATCCAGTTGCCGGCGCCCAGGGACACGAACTCAGCGGTGTCGCCCGCAGCGGTCGTGATGTTGGCCGCGCCTGGCAGGATGAGGCTGGTGCCGTTGTGCGTGAGCGTCAGGGCGCCTGCAAACTTCAGCCGCCGGTAGGTGCCCGTCGCCACCGTGCCAAACGCCGTGATGGTCGTCGTGCCGGTGATGTTCAGGTTGCGGGACAGGACGGCGCCGAGGTCCACTGTGGACGCGGAGGCCGTGTCGGTCCACGCTCCCTCGACAATGCCCGTGCTATCAAACTCTGTCACCTTGACGCCGCCAACCGCGACTGCCACCTTGTTGGCAGCGGGCGAATAGATGCCCGAGTCAAGATCTCCCGTGAAGGTCAATCCGGGGACGGAATTCGACCCCGCATCGAGCTTCAACTGGGCACCGACGCCCATCCCCTTGGACCCGTTTGTCGGCAGGGACCCCGTCAGTTCCGAGGCGACGTCGTCGGCGAGGTTGTTGTAGGCATCCGGGTCAATGGTCGTGTCAAAGACGGCGGTCGTACCGGACGGTTTGGTATATATTCCTGACGAGTCTCGGGGCACTTTCGCACTCCTCTTGCGTTGCGCGGCATAACGCGTCATACTCGCTGACGTCTCCAGCGAGGTGTTATGCTATGCCGTATAAGGTTGAACCGCCGCTCTACCGTGTGTGGGCGAGCATGTTGCAAAGATGCCGAAACCCACGGGCGCGGCAATACCAAGACTACGGAGGACGAGGCATCCGTGTTTGTGACAAGTGGCTAACTTACAAGAACTTTGAAGACGACATGCCGCCACGGCCATCACTTAGCCATTCGATTGACCGGATTGACAACGACGGCCACTACGAACCTGGAAACGTGCGGTGGGCGACCAAGCGCGAGCAAATGATGAACCAGCGTCGCGCGGTTTTCGTAACCATTGAAGGCAGCAGATACCGGGCTATCGAACTTGCCGAGAAGGCTGGCGTTAAAGCTGACACAATCATTGCCAGAGCCAATCGCGGTTTGCCGCTTTCAGAGGTTCTTCGTCCCGACAAGTTGTTGAACCGTCGCGTCCCAGTTGAAGCTGTCGCGAAGCGACTTGCCAATAAGGCCGCCGAGACGCATTGCAAGAACGGCCACCCATGGACGCCCGAAAACACCCGCATAACCCCGCAGGGGTGGCGCAACTGTCGGGCATGCCACCGCGAGAAAATGCGCCTGCGTCAAGGCTACTATTCCGATTAAGCTTCCGGGGCGGCGCGCTGCGGCTGCTTGGCGGCCTTCTCGGCCTCCAGCCCCATCAGAAACTTGACCAGGGCGGCGCGCGCGTCAGGCGCGACCGCCTCCATTGGCGTGTTGCGAAGCAACTCTTCGTAAAGCGGGGAGCGTTTCCGAACGCCTTCCTCAAGTGCGTTGAAGGCCCGCTTTGCCAAGGCGTTTTGAACGCCCTTCGCCGCAACGCCGGGGGCGGCACCTGCTACAAAGCCCACTCCCGCCCCAACCGGGCCGCCGATGGCTGCACCCGCGACGCTTCCGGCCCCTGCTGTCAAGAAGTTGCCCATGCCCCCACCCCCACCAAGGAGGTTAGCAATGTCGCGGGTTGAGTTACGGAGCGGGTCTCCCCGGATTACCTGCTCAATGGCAGCTTGCTCTGCGTCGTTGAACCCAGCTCCAAGCTTTGGCTTGGCGAGTACGTCAACGAGGCGGTTGCGCATGGAATTGTCGTAGTTGCGCCCCGAATTGGCGGCAACACTTCGTAGGTCGGCAAGCTCTTCACGTCCTGTGAGGAGGTCGGATCGCTTGGCGGCTGCGTAGTTGCCGCGAGCGTTCTGGAGGATGCCTGCGGCTTCGGAAGCGGGTCCAGCCACAACACTCGCCGGGTCAGCTTTCGAAATGAAGTCGTCAAGTCCCTCAATGATACGCTTGGCAGCCAACTGCTCAGTGGGGTTGTTAAAATCTCTAGCCGCGTTGCCGAAGGCACGGCGAGCCGCCTCGATGCCTTGGAGACCGGCGACGCTGCCTTCCGGAGGTTTCGCGAGGGTGTCGAGGATGCCGAACGACTTGGGAGCGAGCTTGTCAAGGATGCCGTCTTTCTCAAGACTGGCGCGAAGGCCGCCTGCAAGGTCCGCCACGGACTGCGACGAGTAATCCACGCCGAGGTTGCGCGCCTTATCGTAACCCGCAGACGCGGCGGCGCGCAATGCATCAGCCGATGGGGCCTCCACCTCTGGCTGCTTCATCATGCCCATGACCCCAGCGCCACGGGAGGCGGGGCTTACGGGGGAGATAAATCCAGCAAGGTCGTTGGCGCGCCCGATGGCCTCGTCCGAAAACGGGTCCGTCTTGCCCTGGTACACGTCGCCCGGCAGCGTTGCAGCCCCGACCGCACTGTCCCACAGGCCGGACAGGGCGCGTGGTACGGCGAGGTGCAGACCCTCCTTGTCTTTGCGAAGCGGCAGGAGCATGCCCGTATATGAACCGTCGTCCTGCGCCGGGGCCTGTTGCTGGTCTTGCACGCGCAAACGGGCCTGTGCGACTGCCAGAGCCCTTTTCTGCTCAAGTGTCAGTTCGCCCATAGGGATTTCTCCTCGGGCGTCATGACCTCCCACACCTTGGGGTCAACGCCTTCAGGCGCCTTTGCCGGAACGGCCTTGTTCTGCGTTGCTGCCGGGGGCGGGGGCGGGACGAACGGGGGCACCTTGACGCGGAAAAGAGAACGAACCTGACCGTTCTCCTGCTGCCCCTCGGGGTAGACCTCGTCAATCATGGCGTTGTGCATGTCGACCTTGGCCTGCGCTGCGCGAGTGCCGATATCGATCAGGCGCCTGATTGTCGCGGGCTCAAGTTTGATGTTCCCGCCCGCCGCCGCGGCGGCAAAGTCGCGGTCGGCGTTCGAAATGCCAGAGCCAGCGCCCAGCCCCTTGACAAGGCCCAGAACGACCGGCGCCATTGCCGACTGGAAGGTTTCGGCATTCGACGCCGCCGTCGCATCAAGCCCGAACAGCGCGCCGATCTTCTGCATGCCGACACGCATGTCCGCGCCCGCGCCGAGCGTGATGTTCCCGCTGTTTATCAGGCGGCTGGCCTCTTGGAACGCGGGCAAGGACTGTGCGGCGGCTCGGGCCTCTCCTGCGCGGGTCGAGACTTCCTCGAAAACCTGCTTGGACGGGCCGGGCGTCGTGTTGATGTTGGTCGTCGGGCGACCTACGGCGTCCATCTTGCCATAGGGGTCCACCTGATACGGCGTCTTGTCCGATGGATCGATGCCGTACCGTGCGCGCTCTTGCGGGTCCACAAGAGGACGGAACCCCTGCTGTTTGCGTTGCGCGTCCGTAAGATCGGACAACCCTTTCTGGTTGGTGATCGTTTGCCCTTCGATCTGGCCCGGGATGAGCGCAACCTTCCCCTTCGCCTCTGCTTCCTGATACGGGAACAATTTGTTTTGGTTCTCGGCGTTCTGGAGCTGCGCCCTTTCCAGCGGCGTCATCGGCTTGGGAATGGCCTGCATGATCATCTGAACCTGCTGGCGCTGGCTCTCGTTCATGTAGGGCCACATCGCCGAGATCTGCCGCATCATGCCCAGCCGATCCATGCCCTGCGCCGGGGCCGCCTGCTGCGGCTGGCCGCCGGGGATCTGGTATTCGGCAGGCTGCGCGCCGGGCGCGGGGACGTCAGCGGGGGCGGCCTGTGCGGCCTGTGCGGTCTGTACGGGCTGCTTCTGCCCGCCGTAACCGTAATAGCTCGTGACATGGTTAGCGAACTGTCCGGCCGTCATGTTGGGATCGCCACCATTGCCCGTGACGGCCTTCACGCCGACGATCTGCGCCGCCGGGGCGTCGGGGTTGGACAGCAGCTTGATGGCACCGCCCGCGCCCTGCTGGTGGGCAAGCGCCAACGTGGCCTCGTTGACAGGCAACCCGGCGTTCTTCAGCGCAGCGGCGTTGTCCTGCGTAAACCTCTCCATTGCGACCCGCTGCTGCTGCGGGTCCTTCAATCCGTCGAAGGTCAGGCCGAGGTTGGGATACTTTTCCATCAGCCCGCGCCACGTGCCCGGCATGAACTGGTAGAGCCCGGTTGCGCCCGACCCCTTGTTGACCGCGTTCGGGTTGTTGGCGCTCTCCCGATACGCCATGTTCGAGAAGTAGTCGCCACCGCCCCCAGCCGGCATAGAGGAGGCCGTGGACGGCGTCGCCGGGGCAGAGGCGTCACTGCCGCCCGCCTGCCCGAGAAGGCCCTCCATGACCTTGTTGATGGCCGTGCTGTTGTTCTTCTCGGCCTTGTCCGCCCGAACCTCGTCCAGCGCGCCAAACAAGGCGTCGGACAGACGCGCGGCGCCCTGCGACCAATGCTGGACCGGAGACGTGTCTGTGCCTTTTTGCTGCAGCAACAGCGCAAGCTTGCGCTTACGGTCGATGCTTTCCGGCGTCATCATCTCGCCGGGCTGGATGAGGTAATCAATCAGAGGCATCGTTTACCTCGGCATGCCAAGGCGGGTTGCCCCGCCGAGAATGGAGCCGCCAAGCCCGAACAGCCCGCCCATCATGGCCGCGTTCTGCTGGTTCTTCTGGTTGGCGCTGTCGTAGATCATCCCGGCAAGGTTGGTGCCGGCAACCTGCGTCTGGGGCGTGTTGATGAAGTTCGGCTGCTGGATCTGCGAGCCCGACAACAGCGCCGAAATCTCATTGATCGGCTGGTTGCGCTGCGTCAGCGCTTCCTGATCGAACAGCCCCTTGCCCGCCACGTACATGGAATTGTACGCGTCATTGCGGCCCTGGTTGAAATCGCGCTGCATGGAGCTGTAGGCGGCCGAGCCGGGACGAATGCCACGGTCCACCAGATCCTGCTCAAGCTGCCCCTGCCTCTGCTGCCACAGCGGGTCCAGACGGGACCGCTGCATCTGCTCGTACTTGCTCTCGCTGGCGCTGTTGAGGTCGAGCGGCGTGTTGAGCTGGTTGCGGATCGCGGCCGACTGCTCGTTGCCGATGGTCGCGATGTTCTGCTTCGTGCCCTGGTTGGTGTCGTAGATCTTCTGGTTGGCTGGGGACAGCGCCGTCGTGGCCGTGAACTGCGGGACGCTGTCGCCGCCGCCGACATAGATTGAGCCCGTCTTGTCATAGTTCAGGCTGTAATCGGGCGTGACCTGATTGACCATGTTCATGGCCTGCGTGGCGCGGGCCGTGTTCAGGTTCTGCTTCGTCTGCGCCTCTGCGGTCGCATACGGGTCGGGAGTGTTCATTTCCATCTTACAACCTCACCAACCGCTGCTCACGCCGCAGCAGGCCGTACTGAATGGCCGAGCAGCCGTCTTCGTAGAAATCCCGGAGCTTCCCCTCTTCGCGGAAGCCCATGGCCTTGAGCGCCTTGCGGGCCGCCCTGTTGTCCTTGCGTGTCTTGGCACTCACCCGCCGGCAGCCGAAGAAGTCGAAGCAGATGCGGGCGAGCTCGCGGATGACGGGCACCGTCCAGCAGCCATGACCGATGCCGGACATGTCGACGTTGGCGCCCTTCGTGTAGTTCGACAGCACGACGACGCCCCGGATCATGTCGCCCTCGTCCACCACGAGAAAGCCGGACATGCGCTCGGGCGGATACCCGCCTGTAATGTCGAAAACGATGTCACGCGCCCGCTGGTTGTCGCGGACAAGTCTCACCCGAACGCCTCGCCGCTCTCATACGTCATGTCGATGGACGTGACCTTGACCTCGACGTTCTCCACCGTCGCCACCGTCACCTGATAGACAGGCGCCACCATCGTCCCGAAGCCGGTCAGGCCACGCCAGCGATTGGACGAGAAGCTTGTGCGCGTCGGCCACTTGTCCCGGCCCCACTTCGCCACGCCCCACCGCGCGCCCGACAGGATGGGGTTGGACAGGCCCGGGGCGCTCGGCACCGTGAAGTCGTAATCTTTCTTGATGGTGAGCTTCGTGCCCTGCAGTTCCAGGTTGGACTGCGCGTTGACGCGGCCCATGCCCATCAGCTTCATCACGGCCGGCGCCTTCATGTCGGTGAAGGACCAAAACATCGTGCCAGTGTAAGGGGCATTCGAGAGGGCCAACTGGCCGGACGTGCCGGACGGGTTGCCCCACCGTGCATTGCCCCACCGCGCCCGGCCCCAGCGTGCACCGTCCGTCGTGACGACGTCGCCGGGGTCGCCCACATCGGCCGCACCGACGTAAGCCTCGTTCACCGTCCCCAGGTCCGTGCCGAAGAACAGCCGGTTCTTGTACACGGCGAAGCAGTTGGCCTGCCAGCCCGTGAACTTGCACCACGCGCCCGTGACGAGGTTGGAGACCAGTTGCGTGGACGACTGCGGCACCGTCACGAGGAACATCTGCTCGGACGGCCAGCCCGTCATGCTCCACAGCGGCTCGGTAAAGCGCCCCTTCGTCAGGCGCTGGAACTCGGGCGCAATCGGCTTCGTGATGGCCGTGTCGATCAGCGCGGCGCGGTCGTAGTTCACCGCCTTTGACAGCGGGATAATGCCGTCCTCGCACAGGACCGCCACGTCACCGCCGGCCTTGAACAGGCAGCGATAGCCGAGCGGGCGACCCACCTTGTAAAGGCCCACGCGGGACCACGTGGCGCTGTCGGACGGGCTCGACCCCGTATAGGCCAACACCTCGCCCTCGGACGACACGAAGACGCACACATCCTGCAGGCCGCCATTGGTCGCCACGGCCCATGAAGCACCGGCCACCAGATACCCGCCGGACGGGAAGTCGGCGCCAAGCGGCAGTTCCGTGGCAGCGCCGCCAATGGCGTCTGCAGCGAGGTACCACGCCGACAGCGAGTTTTCCTGAATGAAGTACTGCCGCCCCTTGTACGTCCAGCAGTTGACCAGCGTGGCGCTGTCGACGCCCGTGATGGCGGGCGAGGTCGTCCAGTTGGTGCCGTCGAACAGGCGACGCACGTCGGAGCCGTTGACGGCCACGAGATAGGTGCCACCCGCCCCGGTGAAGTTCATCCATTGCCAGTTGCCGCTGGTCAGGCCCGTCACCGCCGCCGAGGTGATGATGCCGCCGCCGGACACGTCGAAGATGCGATCCAGCGTGGATGCGAACATGCGTTCCAGCGTCCCCGACTTGTACGTCATCAGGGAATAGATTGGCTGGACCATGTTGGCGGCATACTGCCGCGATCCGGCGCGCAGGCGCACATAGTCGGCCGCCGGGAAGAAGTTCTCCAGGATGTACGCGGTACCCACCGGGGCGTCGGCCAGAGCCTGCCCAACATACCACCCCTTCGTCGGGGCCGGCATCGTGACGGCCTTCGCCACGCGCCCGCGCTTGGATTTCTCCCGGAGCGGCGTCGCGAACATTACCAGAGGCCCCCACGGCTGATGCCGCCCGACGCACCGTGCGCATCGCTGTCGCTGCCGAAGCCCGACGGCGCAGCGCTCATGCCGCCCCCGTAGCCGCGTGAGGCGCCCCAGCCGCCATTGCCCATCCACGTGTTCGCCGGGGACATGAAGCCCATCGGACGGCCCCAGACGGTCGGCGACACGGTGTAGCCGACGTTGGGGTCAAACTGTTGCTGGTAGGCGTTCAGGCGGCCCGTATAGGGCGGGTCACGGGGGTCGCGCTGCCACCCGCTTATGCCGCCAATCGTGAACGTTTCCGGCTGCGGCTGGGCTGTCGCGCCCGGCTGCATGGGCTGCATGGGCTGCATGGGCATAAGCCCGTTGATGAGGCCGTCGCGGGGCATCAGACGATCACCGAATAGCTATTTTTCAGCCTAATCTCGGTCCCGCCCGTGCTCTCGGACTGGCGGATGGTCGGCATGCCGTGGTCAGCATTGACCGCCTTCGCCCGCTCGACCTGCGCCGTGCGGAACGGCTCGGCATAGTCGAACCCCTTCGCAGCCTTGAACCGCCAGATGGCGCCCAGCTTGAGAAGCCGCTCGGGCAGGAGCGTCGTGTCGCTGTCGGACTGCCAAGTGGCTTTCGTTTCGCCGTCCGAGCCCACGATCCAGTTGGCGCGGCGGTACTCGCCGTTGATGACGACGCCAAGCTGGGGAGCGCGCCAGAACTCGACCTTGTTCGACACCAGCCGCCAGACGGGGCGGATCGGCGAGGAGACGGCGGAGCGCAACACGAGGAACTGCTGGTCGCTGACCTGCATCAACGGGATGTAGGGGCGCCCGTATTCCCACAGCACCATGCCGGGCATCAGGCGATCCATGTCCGCCGGCAGGTCGAACAGCGTCGTTTCGCCATCGCCCTGCAGGGTCATGGTCGTCTTGAGCGAGCGCCAGTCATGGAACCGGGACAGCTCCTCGCCCTCGTTCAGAAGAAGGGCGGCTATCTGCTTGTATGCGGGCTCGCCGGTCAGGGCGACGCCTGTCGCGTCAAGCCCCACCTCGGCGGCAACCGCATTGACCATCGCCAGAAGCGTCATTCTTTCACCGCCGACAGAATGATGATTGTCGAACCGTTCGACACCGAGTTGTTGAGGGTCTTGAAATGCCCCCGGTACCACGGCCGGTAATCGGTCATCGGAGTGACGCCGATCTGCTTCGTGTACTCGTCCTGGTCGAGGAAAATCAGGCTTTCCGGCGGGATGACCCGCGTATGCCCCGGGTCGCCCCACGCCCACGGGGAAGACGGGTGCGGCGTCGTGGCGATGAAGAACCCACCATGCTTCAGGATGCGCCAGAACTCTTCGAACTGGGCGAAGAAGGTGCGCCAGTCGCCTTGCTGCCCAACGTGCTCCAGCACCTCATAGGCATGCACCTCGTCAAAGGTGCCTTCCTTGAAGGGAAGCGGAAGGTCGGACAGGTCGTGGACGTAATCCGGCCTGTGCGCCGGGTTCATGTCGAGCGTGACGAGATCCGTCCACTGCTCTCGGCCGGGTAGCGAGACGCGCTTGTCGCGCCTCGCCCCGCACCCCAACAGAAGTTCCACTGTAGATATATCTACCGTGGTTTCGTCAGGCAACCGCAGCCTGGAGCTTCGCCGAAAGGTCGGCCAGCTTGGCAGCGACGTCGTCGATGGCCGGCTGGTCAACGACAGCGGCATCGGCGATCTGCTTCTTGAGTTCGTCGACCTTGACGATGACGGCGTCCACCTTGGCGGACAGGTCGCCGACATTGGCATTCACAACGGAAAAGTCAGCCATCATAGCCTCCAGTTTGCACATGAAGTGGGCCATCAGGTCGAGCACATGCACGACCTTGTGGATTTCGCATTTGCAGTGGGTCATGCCGCCTCCACTTCGGCCTCCGGGTCCTCCTTGCGGGGGCGGCCGGGCCTGCGCTTGATCGGCTCTTCGGTGTTGTCGCGGCCTTCCAGAGCAGACTGCAGCGCGGCAACCTGCTCCCGAAGCGTCGCAAGTTCATTGGCGGTGTTGCGCTGGTCGGTGCTGTCGACCCACGCCCGAGCCTGATCGCGCTTCGAGCGCAGGCTGTAGACCCGGATGTCCGGCATCTGCCCGTCCGTGATGGCGGCCAAATCCTCAATCGACCGGATGCTGTTGAGGTGGAGGGCGTCGATATCCTCCTCCGTCAGCGTGCCGAGGGCGGCCAGCGGCGTTCCCCTATTGGGTGCCGTCTCGCCGGCCTTCCAGGCTTCGTACAGCGGCTTGACGTGGTCCCACAGGCTCGGCTGGCCGTGCTCGGGCGGAAGCGTGCGCTGCAGGTCCTTGATGCGCCACGGCGTGAGCGTCTTGTTCGTGCCGCCGCGCGGGCCAATCAGGGCATACTCGACGGGGACCTTCACCACCTCCTTCTTGATGATGCGAGGCGGATTGACCGAATGGTCCCAGTCCAGCGTCTCCTTTTCCACGTACTTGACGTAAAAACGTTGTACCACCACGCCGAAATCGTTCATGCGATAGTTCTCTCTTTGCGAACGGCCGAGATCAGGCTCTGCGACACGCCGTAACGCGCCGCGAGCGAAATGCCCGGTTCCGATGATGTCTGGATATGCGCCCGGTCTTCGGGACTAAGCTTCTTTGGGCGGCCCGCGCGGGTCTGTCGCCCCTTCTTGACTTTGTCACGCATGTTTTCGTCGTGCGTCCCAAGCCATAAATGGTCCGGGTTCACGCACGACGGTGTGTCGCACTTATGCAAGACGTGCAGAGTTGGCGGGATCGGACCGTTGGCGATCATCCAAGCGGCTCGATGTGCTTTGATGACTTTACCGTCGTATCCGATGGTGCCGTAGCCTAGACGGTCTTTTGAACCTGAAAAGTGCCAACAGCCGCTGGCCTCGTCTGGTTTGACTTTTTCACAGAGCCTGACAGAAAGCGGGCGCCTCATGGGGGCTCCTAGAGCAGATCCACCTGCTTCAGCGCAGCGTCGAAGCGCATGCCGCCTGCGTGGTGGCCAAGTTTCACGGTCGGATCGATGTAGATGCGGTGTCCGGCGTCCCGCGCTCGCGCGGAGAACGTGTAATCCTCACCGTGGACGTACGTCTTGCCGTCCTTGATGAGCTTGCCGAAGCTGAAGTACTCGAAGAACTCCTTGTTCTCGTCGGCACTCAGCCCGTCCTCGTGGATCTTGACCACGTTGGGCTTCATGTCCTCGAAAACCTTGCGGTCGACCCGCAGGAAGCCCGTCGCGGCGCCGTCGACCTCGCAGAGCCCGTGCATGTTGGGCTTCAGGCCCTCGGGCAGGGACGACACCGCCATTTCGACACGCCCGTTCGGGCTGTGCATTTTCTTCTGGTAGACGCCCGCACAGACGGTAGCGGGAGCCAGGGCGACGCGCTCGAAGGCGTTGATGGGCCACGACACATCGTCATCGATGAAGAACAGCTTGTCGCAGCCTGCGGCCATGGCCCGGGCGACAAGGGAATTGCGCGCCATATGGATGAGGGACGAGCCCACATCGGTCAGGAAGATGACTTCCGTGTTTTGCACCGCCCGCAGCGTGGCTGTCAGGGAGATGGCGAAGTGCACATTGACGTTGCCGCTGTAGCACGGCGTCAGGATGCCAATCTTCACTTGTCACCGTCGAACGTGAAGGCGACCGCGCTGGCCGCATCGGCGTTACCGAGGTTGTGGACAAGGAAGTAACAAATGTCCGCAACCAGCTTCTGCTTCTCTTCCTTCAGGAACTTTGCCACCTCCTGGGCAACGCGTTCCACTTCTTCGTCGGTCATCAAGCCTCCATGGTGGGATGCGGGGGCCGAAACCCCCGCACCGAGTGTTAGAGCGCCACGAACAGGTCGGTAGCCGAGAACGCCGCAGTGGCGGTTGCAGCCGTGATGTTCGCGTTGATGACGAGCGGGGCGATCTTGACCTGCGAGGTGGTCGTGTCGTCCACGCTGCCAGCGGTGCCCGAGGTGAACAGCGCAACGGCGGTCGAGCAGGTCGACAGCGCGTTGACCGTCATGTTGCCGCGCGTCTGCACCCAGCCGTACGAGCCGGCCGAGATGTTGTTCTGCGCGACACCGACGTAGGCCGCCGCAGAGGCGAGGGCAGACGTCGCGGGCTGGCCACGGAAGTCCGACGTGATGGCCACGACCTGATAGGACGTGACCGACGTGGACGCCGAGATGAAGACGTAACGGTTGCCGTTGTTGTCCTCATAGCGGTCGCCGAGGCCGGGGATGGCGCCACTCTCCGCGTTGATGACGGTCGAAGAGTAGGCCGGGTAGACGCCAGAGATGTTGGCGCCAATCTGAAGCTCAGGCATTGGTCGTTCTCCTGTATTCTGCGATTACGCGGCGTCGAGGAGGCGGCCCTGCAGCTTGCGATTGCTGCAGACGAGCTGGCCCATCCAGTAGATCGGCACAACCTCGGCGTCCTGGTTGATCGGGATCTTCTTGTCGTCCTGCGACCACCGCGCCTCGGGATGCTCCACGAGGAAGAGGTAGTCGGAGTTGATGAAGTAGCCGATCTCGCCGGTCGTGCTGAAGTTCGAGTTGTCGTCAAAGATGACGTCCGCCGACTTGAACTTCAGGCTGTTGAAGCCCGCCGCAGCCATGTCGCTATCATTGAAGCGCTGATACTGCTGCAGGGAGCCCTCATAACCCGCGTAGAAGTCCTGCGTGAGCAGAACGAGGTCGGGCTTGTCGGTGCCGCGCACCTGCTTGATCCACAGCGTCGTCATGGCATTGACGATGTTGGTGGGCAGGTTCGTGGTCGCCGTGTAGGCGTTGGTGCCGGGGATCTCCTGGAACTGGTTGGCCCAGAAGGTATAGGTGGCGGAGTTGATGCCGCCTACCGTGCCTGTCCCGTCCGTGGTGATGATGGCGCCGAGGCCGCCGATCTGGTTGGTCAGCGAACCGGAGCCGTAGAGGTCGATGGAGAACTGGTTGGCAGCCGTGCGCATCGCGTTGGTGATGCGGGACTGGACCAGGTTGATCATCGCCTCCTTGCCCGAGTTCATGCGAAGTTCGCGGCCAGAGGCGGTGACGTGGATCGCGACCTGCGCCCACGGATACTCGGCAGCCGACAGCACGTCCGACGCGTTCACGTTGAGCGTGTCGTAGCCGGAATATCGCTGATAGGTGCCGTTTTCCGCGTAGTCGAGTTCCTGAACGATGGACCAGCCACCGCTCTTGGTCTTGATCTGACCCTTTTTCTTCAGACGGTTCAGAAGGGCGTTGTTCTTCGACAGAACATGTTATCGCCGGGGCTCTTTATCCCCGACTTCATACGGTTCGTTTTCCCGTATGGTCAGACTATCTCATCACCTGTTTTCAACAGGGCCGGGCGCTCGTGGGCGGGTTATTCTTTCGTCACCGCCTAGTCGTTTGGCCTTCCATCGCCCTCGGATACTATCCTACATCGATGGCTTGGTCCAGTGTTCCCATCTCAGGGTTCACTTATTCACCCGGTTTTACAACGTCCCGATTAAACGTTGTCGGTGAGCTTTCCGCTGTGATTGCGGAAAGTCGTGGTCACCATTTCGGTGAACACAGCATTGGGGGACGGCATGTGCGTCTCCTGAGCGAGAGGGGGTTATCCCGCCTTCTGCGCCGCGCTGTCGTAGAGCGCAGACCAGTAGTCGGGGCTATCGAGCCCGCGGTTGGCCTGTTTCGCGCTAGCTGAGGTCTTGACGTTGAGCTTGGCGACCTTCGACGCCTTCTCGGCGGCCTTGCGATCCTCTTCGGCACGCTTGGCGGCTTCGTCGGCTATCCTCTTGGCCCGCGTATCGGGATGGCGCCACACCGCAGTTTCGTAGGCTTTCTCCAGAACCTCACGGGGAGAGAGTTCCGGGTTTTCCTGCCGAATGAGGCGGACTTCCTTCTCGATGTACGGCTCAAGGATGTCGTAGTCGGGCTTGCTCTTGGCAAACTCGTCGATGACCGAGACGACGGCCTGTCGCTGGGTCTCGACTTCCCTCTGCTCGCGCGAGACGACCCTTTCGCGTGTCTCGCGGATTTGGCTTTCAAGCTGGGCAATGCGGTTTTGCAGGAACGAAACCTGCGGGTTGTCGCTGCCCGGCTCTCCAGTTGGCAGGGTGACGCCGTACATCTGCGCGAGGCGCTGAATGGTAGCGTGGGGGTCCTGTTCCAGAGCGCGCTGCACGGTCAACAGACGGTTGATGCCGTCGTCTGGCGTGAGGCCCTTGGAGTCAAACAGATCCTTGTGCTGTTCCAGTACCTTCGACAGAGGCTCGAACGCCTTCGCCGCCTGCCCCAGTTGCGTGATCTTGGCGTGGCTCTCGCTTTCCCGCTTGGCCCAGACCTGCTGGACGTCGGGTGGAAGCGTGTTCCACTTGGCCTTCATCTCGCTGGGCAGCGAGGCGGGGGGAGCGATGGACGGCTCGGCCGTTTCGCTCGTCTCCACCTCGGGGCTGCTGCCCTCGATTTCCGTTTCCGCCGGTTCCTCAGCCTTTGGGGCGAGCGCGTCGGCTACATGATTGCGCTTGGCGAACTTGCCGTCGGGGGCACGGTCAGGACCCGTTTCCCGCTCGTGCACCTCGTCCCATACCGCCGAGAGTTCGTCGGCCAGGGATGACCCTGTATCCTGCTGCGGGGCCTCGTTGACAGGCTCGGGCGCAGGGGTGCTCTCGGCCGGGGCCGGAGCCCCACCGTTCAACTGCTCTTCCATGTGCTCTCTGGGGTTAGCGCCCGATGTAACGCAGGCGGTTTGCTTCGTTCCTGAAGGGCGTCGGGGCCACGTCGCCGGCCTCGACCACGTTGTGCCGCTTCATGTACTCGCGGCGGGCGGCGCGGCCCTCCAGCCACTTCCCCTCGATGGGGTCGACGCAGCCGGGACTGTCACGCATGACCTGCCAGCCGGGCTGCTCGGGGCGCACGTATTCTGACGCGAGGATGAACATTTCGCGTTGCTTGTCCCAAATGTAACGTGTCATTGTCTTCCTACGCTGGAGGTAACAATGTTGCGGTTAATCAAGCTGTTGTTTCAAAAAAGACGGCCGACCGTTTGCGCTGTCCCCAAAGACTTGCCAAAACCCGATGGGAACCCTTCTCTTGGCATGCCGCCCTACTGGATACGGAACCGGCACTAGCCCCAAGGGGAATACCCGGACGGGACGGGAAACGTGAAGCCGTTGGCAAACAGCACGATCTGGCCGGGGCTGGCGCTGGTTGCGCTGCCCAGCAGCGGATAGTACGTGCCGGCCGCCAGCGTCTGGCCGCCCGTGCCCGCCACCGGGTTGGCCGAGTTGAGCCACGTCACGCCGTCGTTGGTGAAGTAAACCCGGTTGTTCGTCAGGTCGCAGGCGATGCCAAGCCAGCCCGCAGTGCTGAAGCCATAGCTGCCCGCCGTCGCGGAACCGGCAAACGACTTCGTGCCGTCCGTAAACAGCATGTATGTGTCTGCGTCGGTCCCTGACGCCTTTGTTGGCAGCCCCTTGGTCACGCCGGCCATCATGCGATTGCCGGTGAACCACAACACCTCGAAATAATACTTGCCCGTTGAGCGGCCGACGGTGCCGCGCACATAGTCATAGTCCGTCGCGCCCGTGTTTACGCCGCGCCCGGCCAGCGTCAGGCTGATGCCCGCCGTCTTGTTGGACGAGTCAAGGATGCATGTCGGCTCGACATAGGGCACGGGCGTCGAGTCCGCGCCGGACCCAAGCGTGTAGTTGAGCAGCGTCAGCGTGTACTTGCCCGTCACGCCGCCGTCGAAAAAGTCGCCAGCCGCAAGCACGGTGCCCGTCAGGTTCGACACGTTCTTCGGCACGACGGCGGGGTTGTACAGCCCGTCCTCAAAGCTGCGCTCGGCGAACTTCGTCCACGGTCCCCACGGCGCAGCCGCCTCGTACAGTTCCCACGTGCAAAGCTTCTGGTTCAGCGTGCCCGTCACGTCCGTGGCGACGTAGGGATAGTGCCACTGGATCATCACATAGCGCTTGACGGACGGAATGTACTGGATGGACGGCCAGCTTACCTTCTTCGTCTTCGAAATGATCGGCGCAGCCGAGGCAAGCGCGCCCCAGTTGGCATTCGACGTGCCGTCGCCACCCTGGTAGAACTTCCAGTCGGACGCCGACAGGTTGCCGATGGCGGTCTTCAGGCAGCGGCCGACAACCAAGCTGTCGCCGTTGTTCCAGAAGCCGTTGTTGCCGTAGGCGTAGACATAGGTGCCCGCGCTGTCGACGCCGGGGTCGGCGTAATCCTTCCCGTATTGCAAGAACACGGGGTTGGAGAACGTGTCCGCCGGGAACATCGGCGAGCCGTAGGGCTGGTTCGTGGGCGGAAGCGGCGTCCAGTTCAGGCCCTTGTCCGTCGACTTGATAAGCTGACCGCCGCGCGTGGTCTGCCGGTTCTCGCCCGAGCCGGTAAACCACTTGCCGTAGAAGTTGCGGCCCACCCACATATAGAGCGTGCCGCCGACCGATATGATGCTGGAGCCCTTCCAGCTTGCGCCGTCCGACCCCAGCGAACTGACGCCGCCAAAGGAGGGCAGCGCATTGATGTTGGTGCCCGTCGTTGAATTGTCGACCGGCGACGACAGCGAAAACATCGCCACGTTGGAATTGTAAGCGCCGTTGAAGCCGGTCGTATCGTCGGCAATCATGTAGACGGTGTCGTTGTCCGCCCACGTGTTGGCGAACGTGTCGCCCTGCATGTACTTCGACGGGTAGTTGCTGTTGTAGCGGAACGGCGTTCCGAACGTGATGGAGGTCAGGGCAAACGAGCCGGTGCTGGCCGCCGTCACCGCCGTTGTGGCCGCCGACGTGGCCGGGGCGCTGGCGCCCGCAACGTTGGTGGCAGTCACTTCGACCGTGATCGTCTTGCCCACGTCGGACACTTGCAGCGAATAGCTGTTGGCGTTTGAGCCCACGTTGGAGCCGCCCGACTTCCACTGATAGCTGTAGCTCGTCGGCGAACCCGTCCACGTGCCCGTGGTCGTCGTCAGTGTCTGGCCGACGACGGGAGAGCCGGAAATGACCGGCAGCCCCACGTTGGCCGGGGCGCCGACCGAGAACTTCGACATCCCCAGATAGGTGATGAGGTTGAACATCAGGGTGTCGCCCAGGCCAGCTTCTGGCTGTTGTAAATCGTGGTGCGATCGGTGCTGCCAACGACCGCCGAGAACTGGATGACCTCGGTCACGTGGCCGTTGAAGTAATTCTGACCGGATGCCCAGCTACCCAGCGTCAGGCCGGCGCTGAGAGCGCCCGCGCCTGAGGTCGAGCCTGTCGTTTCCGTGCCGTTGAAATTCAGGACGGTCGACGCGCCGTTGACGACGCCGGTATGCGAGTTGAGCACCGTGATGCTCGGCGCGGCGCCGAAGACTGCCGACGTGCCGGCATAGATGCCCGCGACGTTGGTCTGGTCGACATAGCAGCCCGACACGATGGCGTCGCCGGAACCGACCACGATCTGGTTTGCACCAGTCAGGGCGACCGGCGAGTAAACCGCGTTGCTGGTGAAGGGCTGCGGCACGCCGTAGCTCACAGCCTTCAACTGCACGGGGCTGCCGGTCAGAAGAATGGCCGTCTTGCCGTTCTTCTGGATCAGGGCGCCAGACGACACAATCTTGGGCTGGTTGGCCGTGGTGGCCTGGACAAGGTCGTACGTTCCGACCTGGTCGTACCATGTGTCAATGAAGCCATCGCCCGCGCCAACGAAGGACAGAAGCGACGCTGTATCGAGAAGGTTGCTGACAAACCCGATATTCTGCGTGGCATTGTCGGACGAACGGCGAACCTTGATGCAGTTCCCGGAATAAGATGTCTTGAGCTTGCGCAGCGAGAAGGCCGCCGCAGCCGTCGCCGTGAGGTTGCCGCTGTCGAGCAGCAGGCCGGGATTGGTGACCGCCGTCGTCGGGCCGGACGTGGCCGGAAGGCCGTTGCCGCCGCCATTGCTGGCCGTCACGATGACGCGGATCACCTTGCCCACGTCGCCGATGACAGGCGTGTATGTCGAGCCCGTCGCACCCACGATATTGGCGCCGTCCGCCGTCCACTGGTAGGTGTAGCCGGTCGGCGAATTGGTCCACGTTCCGGTGCTGGCCGTAAGAAGCGAATTGACCGCAGCCGTGCCGGAAATCGCCGGGACGACCGTGTTGACGGGCACGTCCGGAGTTCCGCCACCGCCGCCGCCACCACCACCGCCGCCACCACCACCGCCGCCAGAGCTGGCGACAACGGACGACGACAGAAACTTTGCTGCCGTCTGGCCGGGGTTGCTGACGCACACCAGCGAGACGTAGCCATATTGCGTGTTGATGGACGTGGACGAGCCCAGAAGCTGCGCGTTCTGCGTGAAGCTGAAGCTCACCACGCCCGTGTTGTTCTGGAAGATCAGGCAGTTGAAGCCTACCGGCAGCGTGCCGGGAACCGTGATGGTGATGGATGCCGACGTGTCGACCGGCAGGACGCAGCCGCTATCGTCCGGGACCAGCGTATAGTTGGCCGACAGAGGCGGGTCCTTGACGAACGCGGTGAAGCGCGAGAGCACAGCTCCCTTCAGGTTCCCCGGTGTGCCCGGTTCTCCAAAGGGCTGTAGCGGAGTGAAAGGGAGCTGTGCCACTGTTGCGCCTCGTTATAGCGTCAGGCCCAGGCCGTATAACCGGTCTGGATTGTGAAGTTGCAGGCTGGAATGATGGTAATCGGTCCGCTTCCGCTCTGGACGACACCCATCGGGAAGTACGTCCCGGCGGTGATCGCCGTCATGTTTGCGCCTGTACTGACGTTGGCGCTGTTGTACCAGGTCGAGCCGTCGTACCACGCGATTTTGTTGTTCGTCAGGTCGACATAGCAGTCGATAAAGCGATGCGTACCGCCGAACCAGGGGTCGCCCGCCGTATCAACGCCATTGTTGCTGAAGAAGCCGTTGTACCACGTGAAGTAACGGTTCCCGCCGGGGTTGTACGCCGCCTCGCTGCCCGGAACAGTGGGCGCGATGCCGAGACCGGCCTGCGTGCCATTGGCCGTCAGGTCCATGCCGAACGCCCACTTGCCCGTGCTCTTGCTGACGGTGCCGAGCACATAGGACCAGCCGGACCCATTGCTTGACGACGCCGTCAGGTTACCGTTGGACAACGTGACCGACGCAGTTTTCTGCGCCGGGTCGAAAGTGAGGCTTGAGCCGCCCGCTGACGGGTAGCCAAGGAAGATTTGCTGAAGGGCGGCCATGGGCGCCTCCTTACGAGGTGAGGTCGCCGGTCAGGAGCCACACAGCCGCGCCGCCGGAATTCGACTTCACGACAGCCGTGGCGGCTGCATACTGACCGGCGGTCTTGTTCTTCGACCCACGCGTGTGGATCGTCGCACCCGAGCCGGCGGAAAAGGTGATCTGCCCGGCGCCCGACTGCGTGAACGACACGATGAAGCCGCGCGGCTTGTCGGCCGGCAGGGTGATGGTCGTGGCAGACGCGTTGGAATGATCGATCATCGCGCCGGCGTCGCTGTCGGCCACCGTGTAGGTCGTGCCGCCCTGGTTGTAGATCGGAAGGTCGGTCAGGGGAGAGGACATGGATGTCTCCTAGGTCGAGATGGAGAAGGTGACGTTTGTGGCGTCGTAGGACGTGGAACCGTTGTTGTTGACGCGCACGTCGACCGTGTCCCCCACACTGAGTGTGAGAGATGCGGTTCCCGTGACGACGGAAGTCGGCGTGACCGTCTGCGACCAGACGGACGTGCCGTTCTTCAGGACCGTGGCAACGATGCCGTTTGAGTTGCTGTCGCCCACCTGAAATGAGAACGAGGCCGTGCAGGCCCCGATATTGCGCGGCGCCGTGTAGCGCGCCTGTGCGTCGTAGCTGCTCTCGGGGTGCATCTGCGCCTGTTCGATGCGCAGATACGTGCCCGGCAGCCCCTTGACGTACGCGTAGCCCGTGGACACCTGCGAGAGCGCCGTCAGGGCGCCGTTCGAGGTAGCGCGGGCGTAGAAGCTCCAGTCGGCCGAGTAGTAGTCATCGGCCAGCGTCGTCACGACCGGCGAGGCGGTAATGACCACGTTGGAGCCCATATTGACGCCGGACAGGATGTACGGGTCGCTGCCGAACGAGGTCGGGGCAGACACGACGGTCCCGCTCGCATCGCGCACGGTCACGCCGCCCGAGATGGTCACGGGATGCCCGGTGCCCCAGATGATCCAGGTGTCGCCGCGCTGGTAGGCATGCAGGCCGTTGTCGAGCAGCGCCTGGCGCCGGAAGCGCCCCGCACCGCTTGCCAGCAGGCCGGACATGTAGATCGCCGCAGCCCGCACCGACCGGGGAGTTCCGCTGCTATCGTACAAACCCCAATCGGGGAAACCGTCTGGCGCGGCGCCGTAGCCGCGAAGTGGGTACAGCGTCGCGGTGTGAACGTCGAAGCTGTCGAGGATCGTGACCGCCTTGACGTACCAGCCCGGCGTGATGTTCGGGCCGCCGAACTCCGTCACCCACAGCGGCTTCGTGCCGATGATGCCCCGCAACTCGGCAAGCCGCCCTTCCCACGTCGACAGGTCGTCGTAGGGATGGATGGAAACGGCGTCCATGTAGTCAAGGGCGCCATTGTCCTTCAGCGACTGCCAGAAAGGCGAGGCGATGTACACGGTCGCGCCGCCGAGCACCGTCACGTTGGCCCGTGCCGCCTTGGCCGCAGGGTAAACGGCTTGCAGCAACGATTTGTAGTAGCCGGGCTTGTCCGTGGCGAAGGTGCCTGTCGTCCAGGTGCCGCCGTTGATTTCGTTCCAGACCTCGACCGTCTTGATGGACGGATAATGGCCCAGCACCGCCGCTACGTAGTTGGCAAAGGCCGTCTGCCCCGTGTTGGAATATGGAGTGTTGCCGCTGTCGTAGAGGCTGTTGAAGAAGTCCGCCGTCCAGAGCAGATCGATGCCCGCTGAGGCGTAGGTCGCCACGTAGGCATAAGCGGGTTCCGTGAACGTGTATGTGCCCGCACTCGTCTCAATGGCCGCCCAGTACAGTTCGTCACGCGCGACCGACAGGCCGGCGTTCTGCAACTGGCTGGTCGACGTATCCTTGTCCCACCCTTGAGCGTTGTGCGTCTGGGCGCCGAGACGCATCTGATCGGTGCCGCCCGTGAACAGGGCGACGCCACGGCCGAGAGCGCGGGGCGTGAACATCATAGCTGCACCCTGTAGAGGCGGCCGGTGTCGGGGTTGACGGTGGACGGGCCTGTCGTGGAGATTGTCCCGTTTGTCGTGCCGAGCCCGATGTAAAAGTCACCGTTCAGGATGTCGAACGACAAACCCCAAGACGGCGCCGTGAACTCGAACAGCACGGGGAAGGACGCCGCATCGGTCGTCGTCCTGATGCGAACAGTGTAGTTCCCCGATCCGTCAGGTTTCCCCGTCAGGACATAGACTGTCCCGCTGTACTGCTTCAGGTCGTAGGGTATCTCGCCGCTGTCGAGCGTCGGCTGCGTGATGGACGCAAAGCCCGACGTGGCGACATACATCTGTTCCGGCGATATCTGGATCTGGTTGCGATACGCTCCAGAGATATAGATGAGCTTCCCGCTCAACTCTTCCGCCCGATGCATCATGATCTGGTCGGAAGTGGCGTTCGGGGTGATGTTCGATTGGCGCACCCACGCCCCGCTCACCAGCTTGTACGGATACAAGCCGCCAACGTAGGTGGACGGTGGCGTGTACTGCCATGACCCGTCCAGGTTTCCACTGACGAAAAGGTTGCCGCCGAATGTGAACAGGATATGCGTCCGAACCGGGGGGATGCCGCCAGTCGGCATTGACACTTGCGTCCAGGTCGCTCCGTTGTCGCTGGAATAGGCAGTCGGAGGCGAATTTGTGCCGCCGCTGGCCCAGATATTCCCGCCAAACTCGATCAGGTCAAACCCGTGTTCGGCAAAGGGGAGTACTTCATATTTCGACCACGACCCATTGACGTACTTGTAGAGCCAGTCGTTGTTGCCGCCGCCGTCCTTATCCCCGCCAGCAGCCCACAATTGACCGCCGATTTCTCGGAACGTCGAGATCTGCTCGTCCGAAGCCGTGTACTCGTTCGTGACGGTGTTTGTCGCCGGGTTGTAAGAGATGATCTTGCAGCCCGAGTTCGGGGACGGCGTCGAGTTCGACGCATTGCCGTTGGCGATATAGACCTTGCCGTCCCACGCCTTGATGAACCAAGGCTGGCGCGGGTACGGATCGACCTGATAGGCCTGCGCGGGAATGCCGAGGTCGGTGACCGCCACACCGGAATACGCGCCCAGGTTGAGGGGCGGGCTGCCGAGCGTCGTGCCGAAGAAGTCCTTCGTCCCGATGGACACGCTGTAGGTCGAGGCGATGTCCACGCCCGCGCTCTGGGCCGGCGAGCCGGGCTGGATCAGATAGCCCCACGTCACGCCCGCGCCGGGGTTCACCAGCAGCGGGTCGGTCGTGATCTTGTTGGTGCCGTAGCCGCTGCCGGACCCGCCGTACCAGACGTTCTTGTCCACCGTGATGGCGGGAGAGCCCGACGTGGCCACCTGATTGGCCGAACCCGACGCGACAAAGATGTTGTTGGCGACAAAGCCGGTCAGGGTGACGCCGTTCAGAAGCTTCAGGCAGGCTCCGCCCGAGATGTTATTGTAGACGGTGTTGTTGTAGACCCGCGCGTTTGAGATTGCGACGCTGTTGGCCGACCACAGCACAATGCCGCCGTAGGTCGTATTCGTGCCGTCGTTCTCGGAGATGCAATAGCGGATCGTGTTGCGATTGTTCCCCGGCGAGCCGACATAGTCGTACATAAAGAACCCGGCACCCTTGTTGCCGTGGCTGTAGCAGCGCTCGATGATGCAATCGTCGCATCCTTCGAGGTCGAAGCCGTCACCGTCGACCGTGTTGGGCGAGGTGTTGTTGTAACTCTCGCAATTGCGAACGACGACGTTCTTCGACATCCACGGAAAGATGCCGACGCCGCCACCCGTCGACGCGCCGTTGGAATAGGCTTTCAGCCTTTCCCACGTGCCGCCGGACTGGCCGTACACGATGAAGCCGCTGTAGCCGTTCGAATAGGCGGTGCAGTCCGTGATGTTGAACGTGGTCAGGTTGTAGGCAAAGCCTGTCGTCGACCACGATCCCACCTTCAGGCCCGTGTCGCCGTTCGAATAGAAGGACGAGTTGGTGACGTTGGTCGTCGTAATGCCGCAGGGCGAGGCGGTCGTCGTTTCGAAGTACCCGGCGAGGCCGTTGTTGGTCGCGCCGTGGAAGGCGCAGCCATCGACCGTCAGCGTGCCCAACATGCCGAAGCCGCTGTGCCCGTAGAGGTCGACGCTGTGCTTGAATGCCCCGGAAATCTCGACGTTCTGAAGCGTGAAGCTTGTCGCCGAGCCCGAGGCCCAGTTCGTCTCGATGCCGCCCTTCGTGCTGCTGCCCGAGATGATGACGTTGGACAGCGTGAACACGTCCACGGTCGCGTTGATGACCGCCGAGCTGCCATTGGGCGGGCTCAGCGTCGCCTTGCCCGTCCCATAGGAGGTGTAGGTGACGCCGGACACGGCAACCAGGGTGGCGTCGTTGAACGTATCGCCGCCCTTGAACGCCACCGTGTCGCCTGCGTTGAGCGTCAGCGCGTTGACGGCGGCAATCGTCTGCTTGGGCGCGGACGTGGACAGCCCGTCGTTGGCGTTGTTGCCCGTGGCCGAGACATAATACGTCAGGCCCACATTGCCGCCGCCAGTGAAGATGGCGACACCGGAGCCCAGACCACGGGGTGAAAACATCAGGCAGCCTCATCCAAAATGGGAAGAAGCGCCCGGATGGCGTCTTCCACGTCCTGCTCGTCCAGATAGTCCTCGTACGCCCGCAACAGGGCCTTCACCGCCTTGACGTCAGCGGCTACCGCGTCCCAGTCGACCGTCTCCGGTTTTGGCTGTACTTCCCTGGCGACGCGCTCGACGGCCTTGATGGCCGCCTTGACGGGCTTTGACGGCTCCTCGATGCCGAGAATGCGGTCGTAAATGCCCTCCAGCTCGGCAGCGTCCCAGCGGTCTACCTTGGCTGTGCGCCCACCGCCCCCAGCGCCCCCGGTCGAGGCCGCCGGTGTGACAACAACAACCGTTTCCCCTTGGAAAATGTTGTTCTGGAAGATGTTGCGCTGGAACAGGGCCGCCATTGCAGCCTCACGTCAGACCGGAGCCCGTAATCAGCCACTCCGTCGTGCCGATCTTGAGCGCCGTGGCCGAGCCGTACTGCGCAAGCGTGCGGCTGCCCGTGCCACCGGACGGCCCCCAGGTCAGCGTGTCCGTCGTAATGGCGATGGTCACGTTGCTGGCCGAGCGGTTCACAAAGGTGATCGTCGTTCCCACCGGATACGCCACCGACCCGTTGGCCGGGATCGTGAACGTGCGCGCGTTGGCGTCCGACGCCGGGTGAAAGACGTGCTTTCCTGCGTCACCCAGAACGAGGGTGTAGTCGGCCGATTTGCTGTTCTGCGGGACGTTGGCGAAGCCGTAGTCCACGCCTGCGGACCACGACGTAACGCCCGTACCGCCATTGCCAACCGGCAGCGTGCCCGTAACCTGCGTCGTCAGGTCAAGCGTGCCGGTGATGGTGTGGTCGGCGTTCCACTGCGTCGCGCCGATTTCCGACCCGTCCGTCGGCGTGGCGGACTGGTAGGCGTGCTTGACGGTGAGCGCCATCAGGCAATCTCCGCCGCCGCAATGCGCCCGTCAGTGCCGCGCTTGAACTTGACCGAACGTGGCCCTTTCGGCTTCTTCGCGTCCTCGGTGGCCTTCTGCTTGGCCTGCCATTCCTTGACGCGAATGTCGGCAGCCTGTTGCTCGGCGCCCACCTTCGTCTTGTGCGCCTCGTCGGCTTGCATCAGGCTCGTGCGGTGCGCCTCGTCCTTCTGCGACAGGCCGATGGTGTGGGCCTCCATGTCGCGCTGCAGCGTGCTTTCGTGGGCCTGCTGCGCCATTTGCATTTCGCGCTCGTGCCGGTCAGCGGCCATGGCGCTTTCCATCTCGGCCTGCTGCTGCTTCAGAAGCGCTTCCTGCTCGTGCTTCTGCTGCTCAAGTTGCAGCTTGGCCTGCAGTTCCATCTGCTTCAGCGCGAGTTCGGCCTCCAGCTTTTTCTGTTGCAGGGCGGCGTCGGCCTCAGCCTTCTGCTGCTCCATCTGCAGGCGCTGCTGCTCCATCTGGATTTCAGCCTGCGCCTTGACCATCTCCGGGTCCTGCTTGGGCGGCTGCGGCTGCTGTGCCTGCTTGGTCGCGTTCTCGGCGAGCTTTTCCAAGCTGTCCTCGACCTGCTTGCCCAGCTTGAAGTTGCGGGCGAAGGCCGAATAGATGTCCACCGCGACGTTGGCCGGCATGAGCCCGGCTTGCACCGCAGGACCAACCGCCTGGATGTACGCCGCCGTTCCGTTGACGAACTCGCCCATGACCTGCTGGTTGCGGGTCAGGTCGGCGCGGATGGTCGAGTCCGACTCCACGTCGATCTTGAACGACCGCATCAGGTCGTCCCTGAGCAGCGGCTTGACCTCCTCCACCGTCGGCAGGTCGAGATAGTCCAGCATTTTCTGCGGCGGCTGGGGCGGCGGTGCGGGCTGCCCATCGGGACCGACCATGCCCTGCGCCTGTTGCTGGATGACCTGCAGCTTCTGCTGTATGATCTTCTTGTCGCGCTCGGTCGCCAGTTCTACGCCCGTCATCTTCGACAGGAAACCGATGTCAAAGTGGTTGGCGATCAGCTCCGCCTTGATGCGGAAGATGTCGCGGACATAGCGCGCAATCTCCTGCTGCATGCGCTGGATGCGCAGCGAGCCCCACTGCGACTTGATGTTCTGCGCCGTCGCCGTCTCGCTGGCCTCTGTCTGGCCGCGCAAGATGTCCGACAGGCCCGAGACCTCGTTGATGGTCTCCTTAATCCGCTCGCGCTGCTCGACAAGCTCCTTGATCGCGGCCACCTGCGGCTCGATGGGCCACCAGCCGATGATCTTGTTCAGGTCGCCGCCGGCCGTCAGGAAGATGTCTAGGTTCTCAACCGGGACTAGCTCGCCGTCCGCAGCCTGCGTTAGGTTCTGGATGTCCTGCGCCATGGTCGAGTAGAGACCACGCACGCGGATCTGGCGCGCCAGGCGACGGATGCGGTCGCTGACCTCGTTCAGTTCCTCCGCAAGCTCCCGATACGCCTCATAGGGCGGCACGGGCGTCATGTCGCCGGGCGTGTCGATGGGCACCAGCGGGCGCGGCAGCGGGAAGAAGCCCTCCAACTGCAGCGGGTCCTTGACCCGGCACAGCACCTTCCACGGGTAGTCCGTGCACAGCCAAATGACTTCGCGGTTCTTCTTGTCCCAGATTTCCCAGACGTGGGCGCGCTTGAAGATGTCGCCGTCAGGGCTGCGGCCCGCATTGGCCTGATCCGGCGTCGTCTCGTTCTTCGCGCCTTCCGCGTCCCAGTTCAGCGGGATGTCGTCGACCGGGGCCGCATCCTTTCGGCCGTCGAGCAGGTCCTCAAGCTGCTCCTTCGACATGAAGTGCTCGAAGGCGATCCACGGCACGTCGGACCACACAAGGCCGGGGCCTTGGCGATAGTTCTTCCAGTGGACGTACTCGTAGCGCACCTCGTGGCCCGTGACCTTCTCGCCCTTTTCGGGCGGGGTCATCAGGTCGGCGTGCTCGTCGCTCTCCTGCTCGGGCGTCTCCAGCCCGTCCTCGTCATCGTCGTTCTCCGCGCCCTCAATCTTGGGGATGAGGCGCACGCGTCCAACGCCACGGCCAGGCACGCAACTGTCGAAGATGGTCGGCTTCAGTTCGGCTTCGAAGTCGTAGCGGTCGAGGCTGTAGGTCAGCGCGCGTTCGAGGATCTGCGCTACCGCCTTGCCCGGCTTTCCGGGATCGCCGAAGCGGCGGCGAATATCCGGGATGGGCTGCGAGTTGTACAGCGCCGGAAGCAGCGTCTCCGTGTTGGAGTAAAGCACGTTGAACGCGGTCTGCCGGCCAGGCGTGCGCTCGGCGTTGCCCTGCTCCTTTTCGGAGCGGTAGACCTTGACCACGTCGTCGGCGCGCTTACGCCAGTCGCCTTCGCTGCCCTTTGAGCGCGCGGCAATGGCGCCCATCCACATCTGCCAATAGCCGGCATCCTTTCCGCCAATCTGGAGAGCCTCTTTCGGGCTCTCGTATTGCTGGCGGTCAGTATTGTCGGTCATCGGTCTTCCTAGGCGTACGGATCGCGCCGCCGCTTATGCAGGTCGTTGAAGTGCTTCATGCTGGGAAGCCGCATCCGGCCACCCACCAGCATGTGGCTCTCCTCGACCGGCTTTTCCTCCGGACGCCGCGGTACCCATGGCCGCGACATGCACCCGTAACGGGCCTCGTCCGCGACGTGGTCCTCGCCGTCCGTGTCCAGGTCTTCCGGATGGTCCGGGTCGTGCTGCAGGCTCGGCACCGTGCGGATGAAGTCCTTGCACGTGTCGAACACAAACAGCATGGGCCGTCCGTCGTGGTCACCCTTCAGTCGCTGGCGCATCTGGTCCCAGCCCGACAGCGCGCCCAGCTTGGCGACGCGCTTGTTGTCGGCAGGGCGCCACGCCACACCGGCCCGCATCATCCGCTCGGCAATCGAAGGACCGCCGTCTACGGCGAAGGCTGCGGGGTCTAGGACGCCGTAGCTGATTTTGTCGCCGCGCTCTCGGTCCTTGATGCCTTCGGCAACTTCTTCCGCTGTAAGTCGGAGCCCGACGTTTGGCGCACTTGCGCCGTACCACTCTCGATAGCGGACCATAGCGCCGCGAGGAAGCACTCGACCTCCTCCGAGCGAAGTGTCATCGCCCACGACGGCCCACCAACCAATCGAAAATGGACGCGCGCTTCCCCAGTCGCCGGATCGAAAGCGCAGCCAGTCATCCGGTAGCTGGAACGGTTCAATGACGTGACGGGCGGTGCTGAAGTTGTCAAAAAACGCGCCTTCGATTACGGACCAATCGCCGTCCAGCCATGCCTTGACCAGAGCTTCACTACCACTCGCGCGGAGCCGGGCGACGTATCCCTCGTCCAGATGACGGTTGTCCGTGACACGCGAAGGGATGAAAATGCGCTCCAGACCCGAAGCCTGATCCTTGATGCGAACCCACCCGCGCGGATCGGGGTCAATGTAGCGAGCTTTGACCCAGGTATGGCCCGGCCCTCCGGGGTTCGCCGTCGCCCTGAAGCCGCACGGCACGCCAGCGCCGGAACGCAGCGTCGCCATGAGCTTCATGACCGGCTTGGGATCGGGAAAGTTCGTCAGCTCTTCGATGTAGACGCGGGTGTAGCTGTGGCCCTGGTAGGCTTCCGCGTCGGCGTCGCGCTCGAGGTAGGCAAAGCGCAGGCGTGCCCCGTTCGGGAACCGCCACATCTTGTCCTGCTCGTGGAACTTGGCGCCCAGCTTCGTGTAGATCGCCCGGCTGCGCTCGATGGTCTCGACGAGCTGCGTGCGCTCCCGGCGGAGCATCAGGCCAATGGCGTTCTCGCCGTACCTGTCCGCGTGGTTGATGAACTCGCCGAGCATCCCCTCGGTTTTGCCAAGAACGTCTAGCCCCCCAGCCCGAAGACCGGGGGGCTAGACGCCTCCACCTCGTGCGCCGCCAAACAACACTTCAAAGACCGGACACGTGACAAGTGCGGTCTGAGGTCCTGGATTTGGGGTCCATGCGTATTCGTCAGACATGCTTCCACGTTTCGTTTTTGAGAAGACGATAGACCGTGATTTCCGCAATGCCAAAATGCTCGGCCAATGCGCGTTGGCTCACGCGGCGCGGCACGTACCATTGACGAATGAGCCGCACCGTTTCTTCCGAAAGCGCTAGAGGTCCGGCGCGCTCACCCTTGGCCTGTCGCCCCTTCGCAACCTTATCGGCCATGTTGTCCGCTGGCGTTCCCAGCGACAAATGTTCTGGGTTCACGCACTCGCGGACATCGCATTTGTGCATGACCAGTTTGTCGGAAGGGACCGCTTCACAGAACACCTCGTAGGCGAGCCGATGCGCCCGCCACGTCTTGCCCTTAAGTTTCGCTTTGCCGTAGCCATCCTGTCCTATCGTACCCGTCCACAGCCAGCAGCCGGTGTTGGGCTCAGGCTGGCAGCGATCCGTAATGTAGGACTGGCTCATCAATGCTCCCGTGTGTTCGGAAGATACCGCTTTTCCCATTCCTCGACGGACGCGGGCTCTACGGGCATGCGGGCCACCATGTGGTGCACCACGTCTGCATTGATGTCCGTTGAGGACAGGTCCGGCATGACCTTTCGCATCAACGCAATGGCTGCAGTCACTTGGGTGCTGGTCATCTCGACCTCACCCATGACATGGTCAATCAACCTGTTGAGGATTTTTGAGTTTGCGATTTTAGTCCGGTGTTCTTCCGGCATCACAAACCCCGGCTTTCGCCCACGGCTCATGTTATTTCGGCCTCGGCTTTCCCGGCTTCGGTTTGCACGCCATCAGCGTCGTCCTTTCGACCAATGCGCCCGCAGACGGACGACAAGGCGCCCGCCTTCCAGTGAAGCTACCAGCATGTGGGGAAACCCCGGCGCGAGGCGCAATTCGGAGATTGCCTATCTCTACCCGATTTCCATGACGCGTTCAAGACCGCCCTCCCTTCCGCCACGCAGCCAGACGCGTCAGCCCACAGACCAGCGCCAGAAGCTGCGGGTGACCGACTGGCACGAGGTCATCGACGCATGTCGCCTGGACGCAGGACAGTTCCAACGAATGGCTGCCGATGGCCATGTCGTAGCTTTCCAGCCGCTTCTGCGCCCTGACGCGGCGGCGGGCTTCCAGCTCCGGGTCCGGTTCGATGGCGAGGCCGTGGACGCGGGAAATGTCCTGTGCGCGGGCATGGGGCGAGGGGAGGCGCATGGCGGCCACCCATTCCGCCTTGGCCTCGCGATAGGCGCAGCCGGCCTCGTACAGCTCCTGGCTGATCTTGTTCTGCGCGTAGAGCGTACCGAGAGGCGTGCCGAGAGTGGGGTCACGCATCATGCGGGCGAAGTCGGCCACCCGCTGGAGATGCGGGCGAGGCTTTTCCGCCTTGACGCGCCCGTCTGCCTGGCGCGCGACGTTCCATTTCCGCTTGCGGCCCATGAAACCTCCTCAAAAGGGTAGAGGGTCTTCCAGTTCGTCACGTCCGCCGAAATGCTTCTCGACGCCCTGCTTCACGCGCTCGACGGCGTCACGGGGCTGCTTGCGCTTGATGGTTCCCGAGATGAACTTCGCGCCGTTTCCGCTGGTGCGCGTCCACCCGTCGATGAACCACTCGTTGCCCTCGTCATCGATAAGGGTGCCCGAGGTGTTTGGGTGCTTGTCGGTCTTGCGATCCTTGTTCGGAAACAGCGTGAAGGTTCCCGGTCGCTTTTCGTAGCTCATGCGGCAATCTCCAGAAGAAGTCCCATGACGTAGAGCGATCCGGCGCCCTCGGACGCCATTTCGCGCTGCGTTGCCTCTGCCTCGATTTCGGGGGCCTGCTCAAGCATGGTGAAAACGCGCTCAGTCAATGTGGCGTCGTCTTTCACTTCAGACATGACTTCCTGCATCCAACGGCCTGCTGCAGAGGCTTCCGCGCTGCGGCGGGCCTCGTCGCGCGCTTCCTGTGCAGGCGCAAACGTCAAAGGCTGCCCAGCGCTGGCCTCAACAACGGGCTCCTCGGGCTCAATGTCGAGCAAGGCCCTGGCAACCACGGCGCGCCGCTCTTTGATGGCTTCGGCCGCGCTGCGAATGCTGTCAGCCGGGGCTTTCAGCAGTTCCGTCACCTTGGCCGCGTCGCGCTTGATAAAGCCGAGTTCGTCTGCATCTGGCAGATCGCCCGTGTCCCGAACGAACTCATACAGGCCCAGCAGATAACCACCGGCATACGCCTCGCCGGCAAGCTGCGTCCCGCGCAGTTTCTGCACGGCGTTCTGTCTGGCCTGCGATGATGACCTGTGCTGCCGCTTGCGATAACGCTCCAGCTTTTCACCAACGCTTTGAAGGGACGCCTTCGACATCCCCCAGCTTGGGTCGAATTCTCTCGGGTTCTGGCATGGCACCATGTATGCCTTGCCTGAAGAGGCGGTGGCGCGCATGAAAGCCGATTGCTTCTGCATGCCTTTGGTGTCGAAATACCGCAGCCACAACCGCCATGTGGCAGTACCAGGCTCGGCCATGAAGCCCATTGAGCCATCCGGATTTGCGTTCCGGCGCATGAATTCAATGGCGTCACCGGCAACGTGCCCGTTTTCGATGTACGAGTACTTCTCCGGTTTGCGCATCAATATGCTCCCATTTCGCGGGCCTCGGCCTCTAGCTCTTCCTCCGTCCACGCGCGGACCGTCGCGGTGCCCAAGGGGACCACGTTCGCGTACCGGGGTGCGTCATCCTCCCAGCCGCAGGCATTCAGCCAGGAGGCGGGGTTCTTGACGTATTTCTTTTCCCGATTGCCGGTCGCGGCGGCGTATCGCCTCGCGCCAGCTAGAATGGCCTCCGGGGATGCTCCCGCTCGGACGGCTTTCTCGTATGCCTTGCGGGCCTGACCCTTCTCGACGTGCTTGGGGTAGGCCCAATAGAAGGCATCAAAATCGTCATCACTCACTCGCGGCTTCGGCCGCGCTTTTGTCTTGAGTTTTTTATTATCTGTATCTGTATCTGTATCTGTATCTGTATGCGCGTTACGTAACGGCTCGTAACGCTCGCGTAACGCGTTACGGTCCTGTGACGTTACGGACTTCGCAAGCGCTTGTTTTTGCCTGTATTTTTTCTGACGTTCGGCGTTCGTTCGGTCGACGTACTGGCGTTTGTGCCAGTTGTGCGGAACCATGTGTTCGCCGTTGTCGTCAATCAGTCCCGTAACGCGTAACGCTTGCAAAATGCTGTCTGCCTGCATCTCCGTAACGCGCAATGTGAAGGCGATTTCCCGCATGCCAGGCAGTGGCCCACCGCGCTCGCAGGCAAGGCAAAGAATGGTCACCCACGCCTTGAAAAGTTCCGGCTCAAGGAGCTGGACCTTTGGGTCGTGAGCAACCTCTGCGTAGAAGCGGAACCATCTGCTCATGGCGTCAGTCCATGTTTGCGGAGGAGGAGCAGCCCGAGCCCTGGTAGCCGCTCGGGTTGTAGGTCAGCGGCTGCCGGTCCCTGACGGACACGCTGGCAGGCTCGCGCTCGAACCGCCGCAGCACGGCGACGAAATCCTCCTGCGGCTCTGGCTCGGCCCGGCCGCCGCCAATCTTCTTCCGGCGGTCACGGCAGGCAGGACGGGAACGGCCGAGGCGCCGGGCGCACTCGCTGTGCGACAGCGGAAGGCGCAGGACGGCGTCCTCCTCAGGTGACCAGTACCGTTTCAGCTCGGAGCCATCGGCCCTGCGCAGGCGACGCAGGCGCTCGTAACAGGCATGGCGGCTCTTCGGCAGCACCTTGGAAGCCGGACCCGGCTTGCCGATGCGCAGGAGGATGGCGTCCTCCTCAGGCGTCCACGGCGTATACATCACGCCACCTCGCGCATTGCAGCGAGACGGCGCTTGCGTTCCAGAGCCCGAGCCTGCTTTGCCGGGACGACGTAGGTTTCGCCCCGCAGCGTCGCCTCATAGGCGCGGCATGAATGTAAGATTGAAGTATGGTCTCGGCCAAGGAACCGGCCGATCTGGGGGAGAGACCACGTCGTCTCTTCTCGCAGGCGCCAGCATATTTCCTGACGCGCCTTCACCAATTCTTTCTGCCGCCGCTGCGACATCACGGCCCGGATCGGAACCGAATGCTTCGCGCACACCTCTGCCACGACCGCACGGGCAATGTCGCGGGCCGTCAGGACCGGCTCCCATACCGGCCTGTCGTCAGGCAGCGGCGTCGTCGAGATGTACAGAACGTCGCGCGGCAAAGGTTTCGAAGCCTCGCGACGCGGCGCGACTGGCGCCGACCACAGGCGACGCTTGATCTCGCGATAGCGCGACAGGAATTCCAGCTCACTCACCGGAGCGCTCCTTTGTCGAGATGATGTGGACGCGGACGGCCGGGCCGTGTTCGACCCACGCCAGTTCGATGCTCTGGCAATCGCTGTCGTCGCGGACGAGGCCCGCCTTGACGATTGCGTCTTCCAACGCTTTCAGATTATTGGACAAATCGCGTTTGCGCCGGTCCGGCTTCACGAAGCGGACGAGCATCCCGTACGGGCCTGAAATCGAGTGGCCGTGAGCCTGCGCGATAAGGCTCGCCACCGCGCTGTCCATCCATTCGCGGTAATGGGCAGCCATCAGGACGCGGCCCTTGTGGGCGCGCCAGAGCCTGTTCGTGCTCGGCGGCAGCTTATCAAGCGTGACGGTGATTGCTTGACTGATGGCCATGGCTGCTCCGGGCGTAAGGGGCGCCCCGATCCGCAGGGAGGGAGTGGCGGACCGGGGCGCAGTACCGGCGGGCTTGGGAGGGGCCGTTGCCGCCGGGGTTACAAACCCCAGATCTCTTCAAGCGAAAGCGAGACGCCGTGCGCCTTGGCCGCCGCGAGGATCTGGGGAACCTGTTTGTAGGGAATGCGCCCGCCCGTGCCGTACGGGGTCTTCATCTTCCAGCGCGCAACCCACATGGGGTGAACGCCGAGGATGCGGGCGAGCTTGGTGTTTCCACCGAATTTGGAGATGACAGAAGCTGCTGGTTCCATGCCGAACACCATACACTAATCCGGTATGGCGTCAACACCCGGGCGGTTTGAAAAGGGGCGATTGTGCGCGGTAGCACACACCGAACCCTGCTATTAACTTTTCGTTAGGATATATGGCGGAGCGGGACTATACCCGTCTCGTGTATCGTGGCCCCGGGAGAGTTCGATGGAACTGGGGAAGCTTCTCATGACAGATTTCTCCGCATGGCTCGGCCATGCGTTAACGCGGTCCGGCATGTCGCAGACCGAACTCGCCAAGATGCTGACTGACAGACTTGGTAGAAACTTTTATCAAACGACAATATCAAAAGTCATTGCCGGAGACCGCGAACTTAAATTTGACGAGGTGGTTGCAATAAGTCTCATAACATCTGAACCTTTGCCATTGATCGGCGCAGGCAACCGTGTCATTCCTGTGACCGGGGGCATACGCGATGGGGGCATCATTGTGGACTACAAATCTCCCGTAGATTTCGTGGAATTGCCTATGGACGGCCGGACAGA